TCAGGTTCTGCTACTACTTACATGACTAACGAAGACACAGCGTTATCAAACAGAATGATTGAAGACGTTCTTCAGCGTCAGCAAGTTGGTGCTGGATTCAAGCTTTACATTGACCGTGTATTTAGTGGTGGAACATTGAGTGACTCATTAAGTCGTTCAATCAGTTTTGACGCAACATTAACTTCTGCTTCTTTAGGTGTAACTCCTGATGATGCACAAGCAGTTACTGTTAACTTCCGTCCTGCTGGAGTTCCAACATTCGACTTTAGTAAGTC